CCTAAAATGGCGGAATGAATAAACTTGTCTGCTTGTTACAGCTTGCTTTTATGTTTGGCTTTGGAACTTGGACTTACAGCGTAGACCAACGCGGCGGATGGTTGCTGCATGTGTTCTTTGCATTTTGTTATACGTATTGGGTTACTTTATTCCTGTTTCGCCTTGCGCCATATGCGCAGAAAGCAATGCGCGAACTAAAGCCTTGTTTGCGATTTTTCCTTTTGAATTAGCCCCAAGCATTTTTTGCCCTTCTTTGCCAAGCAAAATGGTTTTTTTCGCCTTCTCCAAAGCTCTGAGAGTCGAAGCTTCTGATATTGCCCTTGCACCGAGAGAGAGCCCTTCGGCAGCGGCAAAACCGGGAAGACCACCAAGCGCAGCGCCGATGCCGCCAACGGCAAGATGACCAAGGCGACTTCCAGAAGTTGACAGCAAGCTATTCAAGCCTTCTTTCTGAGAAACACGTTTCATCGCGGCTTCCTCTTGCGGTGTCAGCGTCTTGCCTTTTTTCTTTCCAAAAGCATTAATCTGATTTTTAATCCCGCTTTCATTGCCAGATGTATACCACTCTGACTTGCGACCCATTTCCTCGATTTGCTTTGCAAGAATATTGCGACGAGCAAGTTCCTTGGCTGGTCCAAGCTTCTCAGTTAGACCCGGAATCGTTTTGTAAAGTTCCTGAATCTGTTTGTTCAAATCACCAGAGACCTTGCGTTCCGTATCGCTAAGCTTCATGTCAGCCGATGATGCAGAGGCGTTGCGACGAATCTCCTCGATATCATTGTATTTAACAGTCCTGCTATCGGGGACAATTGTTTTTGCCCCAGTGTAAGGATCAGTTAAAGTTTTTCCAGCCTCACCCTTTAGCAGGTCAATGACAGACTGTCGGTGTGCGGATGAAATAGGCGCGGCCTCTTTGCCTATCTTTTCAAATGAGTTTTTAACTGCACCTGAAAGTTGTTCGTAGTCATTCCCCGGAAACTTAAAATCCTGTGCCGAAATATCATCGTACATCTTTCCAGCTTGTGCTTCGATTTCAGCACGAGTCGGCGCTTTCGACAAAATTGCCTTGTCAGAATTTCTTGCAGTAAGCTTCGCTAATGGCTTGGCCAAAATATTGACAGGATCAATGGCAGAATTTGCTTTGGACAATGCACCCGCTGTTTTTGACATGTTCGCAAGTTCTGCGCCCTTGCCAGCAATACCAAGGCCCGGTGCTGCAAACATCGCTACGTCAACAGGGTGTGTTGCAAGTGTGTTCCATGCGCGAGTTGGCGTTCCGAAATTATTGTCCAAGCCTTGCTTCGCAGTATCCATGGCACCTTGTGGGTTTTGAGCAATAGGCTTTGCAAGCTTGTAGATATCCTGCGCCACTGCAAACATTGGGTTCATGCGCATTGGATTTTCAACCATGCTCATGGCTTGATCTTTAATGCCACCTGCAAGACCTGAGACAATATCAGCAGCGTTCCCCGGCGCACTTGTGAATGGTGTGTACCATGGCAAGGCTTGCTCTTGCTGTGATTGGGCCTGCGGCTGAACAGGTTTTGCACCTGAACCATATTTTTCCCATGGCTTTGCACCACTTGGCTTAGCGTATTTCTTCCAAGGTTCAGCCATTATTTCACAGGTTCCCAATTTGAAGGGTTGGCCGGATCACCACCTTTGAAGCGATAACCGTCCTCAATTGTTCCAGCTTTTACTAGGCCGGATTCATTGCCTTTGAAAACTGGATTTGCTTCGGCCCATTGCGAAAGCTCTTGAAAGAACCCGTTGTCAATTTGACCATGTGTCGATTCATAATCGCGGGCTTTTCGTGCCATTTCGATCTTGCGTTTTGCAATATCTCTTTGAATGCTGATAAGCTGCTTGTTACCCTCTGCGGTGTATTCAAGGCCGGGAACTTGCCCCGTGACAAAATCACGATCAGCGTTAGAAAAGCCTGTTCCGAGAGAGCCACCCATTGCATCAAGAGCAAGTTGCTTGGCCTGTGCGCCGAATGTTTCGCCACTTGATACCTGCGCAGGGTCGCCACCCATGGAAACCATGGCGCTCTTAAGCGTTTGGAGTTGATTGGCTCCAAAGCCTGAGTAGAAATTAGGATCAGACATTTGCTTCTCCATCACAGAAAGCGCCGTGATGGCTTTGTTTGCAGACAATTCGCCTTGATCCATTTCATTTGCACGGTCTGCAAAACCTTTGTTCCGGGTCTTGGCATATTCAGTCTGGCCGGACATGTTTATGGTAGTAGCCCCGGCTTGTTTCATGGCCGTCAAATATTTCAAATATTCTTGGGACGCGCCATAGATAGATTTTAGCGACCCGTCTGATTTGTTGCCAAGGAATATTGATCCGTCACGCCCATCAATAAACTGATAGTCAGGTTTTGGATTTTTGAGATTTTTGATTTCCAAAGCGCCTTTATCAACCCCCTGTTGCGCGGCTTGCATCTGCAATTGGTGCATCGGGTCTTGCTTTTGCATTTCCTGTTGTATGGTCATCAGTGCAAGTTGCTTTTCTTCCGGCGTTGTCCACGCATTGCTATAGGCTCGCATTGCTGCCTCAAACTGCGGGCTTTGGCCTTGCTGCTGTCCCTGCATAGGCGCTTGTGGTGCGGCCTGTTGTGGCTGCTCCATTGGCTGTTGATATGGGGGTGGCGGTGGGGCTTGCGGCTGCGGTTCGCCCATGCTTCCGGCAATCTGATTTGCGTATTGAATACGGCTGTCCATGTGCGGAATGCCGGGACGTAAATAATTCTGTGAAACAATCTGCGCGGCTTGGGCCGGGTCATTAACACCCTTGAGTTTGGCCAAAACGCCGCCTTCTGAACCTTGCAATTCAGTTTTGAGAAACCCATAGTTTGCCTCTGGCGATGATGGGTCAAGGCCGTTCTGTGCCGCCCATGACTCAAACTGGCGACGACGCGGCCCTGTCCATTGCGCCCACCCAAAGCCACCACGGGAACCCGCAACCATTGGGTTCTTTTCTTGCAATGTTTTGAAATTCCCGCTTTCATGGGCAAGGTTGCCCGCAAAACCAGCAGCGGCGGCAGGTGAAAGCCCAAAATCCTTTTGAAGGCGCTGCGCAACCATTTGCCCGGTCTGGCCATCACCAAAACCCTGTATTGCAACCCCCATAGGACGCGCTACAGGGCCGTTCTGTGTTTGGGGCATAGACGCACCACCATTGGGCGGCATGGCGCTAGGGGCTGATTGTGGGGCTTGTGGAGTGGTACTTGATTTAAGGAATGCGTCAAACAAATTGCGACCTGATTGAGTTCCAGTTTTTTCGGCTTGTGCGGCCTTATGGCGTCCATAGCCAACCGCAAGCCCTGAAATCATATCCCCGATGCCCGCGCCGACGTTCTGAGCCCGGCCTAGACGGCTTGCCAGATAGTCAAGTTCGCCCCTGCGCTGTTTAAGCTGATCGGGTGTAGAATTCGGGTCAAAATAACCAAGTGCCATTGTTTAAGCCCCCAAAGCCATTTCCATGTTGACACGGCGCAGCCCGTCACCGCCACGCACAACGGCGTCCGGCATTTTGCGTTCGGCCTCATCCGCCATCACACCTATGCGAATAGGCGCTGCTTTGCTTTCGCCTTTGTATCTGTAAGCCCACATTTGAAGCCCGTCCGGCGTTTTCATCGGAAGCTTTTTCTTATCAGTTTTCATTGACGGCTCTGACAATACGCCAAAGGCACTGCCAATGCCCCCGAACAGACCGCCAAGCATCTGCTGTTTCGCATTAAACCCGGCCATGCGCTGCTGGTCATAGTTTGAGCGAATCCCGGCATAGTCAACCGTGCCAACATTCCCAACATTCGCCCCCTGATAATTAGGATTCTGAATTTGTGTACCAGACGAAATGGCAAGAGGCTCATTGAACTGCTGATTGCGCTTGGCTTGCGCTTGCTGGAAGCCTTGGCCTTGAGCCCCAAGCAGAGCTTGCAATCTGGCGTCTGACTGGCCCGACGATTGCGCTTTAAGCTGCTGATTAAAGGCATCACCGCCCTTGATACCCTGATTAGCAAGGCGCGTTCTCAGCGCCTCATCGGCCCTTGCATTGCCCTCCGCGTTCAATGCGTCGAAATTCTTGGCAAACCATGATTCATGGTCGCCCGTCGTATAATCAAATGGCTTAACATCTGGCGAGTTAAGCAACTTGGCTTGTGTATTGCCATAAGATGCAAGGTTGTAGTCAGAGGACTGGTTTTGATCAAAAATCTTTTGCTGTTCCGGCGAAAGTGTTTGCGTCGTGTTGTTTCGCGCAACGCTTTCTGGGTTCCCCGTCAACGGATTCATGACCTGAACATACTCAAGGTCTGAGGTTTTCGTCCCGTATGGATCTGTGACTGTACCTGAATTTGCAATCGTGTTTGCATTTGCAGAAAGAGTATTTTGTCCAGCCTGCGCGCCAGCAACAGCAACAGGGTCTTGTGGTTTAGGTGTTTTCATTTTGCAAACCTCGATACAAACCAGTTATCTTTTGTCATTTGGAATAAATGCTCGCTTTTGTTTTTTCCGCGCATATTTGGAATAACAGTTTTATTAAACCCAAGTGCTGATAAAATTCTATCCGTAGTCTGATCATCGCCGTCGCATCTGGCATACAGCATCTGACAATTATTTGTGATAAATGCCAACCTAGCAATCTCTTTCACAACATTGCGCGTTAGCCATTTCCTGCTTTTTGCAGCTATGCTCATTTCAATCGTGCCACGCGATTTCACGTAGTCATGGAAAATTACAGTCCCCAAAATATCAGATTTCGAAACAACACCAAGCGCCATGCAGGGGCCGAAATCTATATCCTTTTGAAGAATGCCAAGAGCAAATTTGCACAAGATGTCTCTGGCGAACGGATTGTCTAAATCGCCGTGAACAATCCTAAGTGACAATTGCTGCCCTTTCATACGTCACCAGAGTATCCGTAAATTCAACATCTGGTGTTGTTTGGTTTAGAAACGACATTTGAAGCATAACTGCACCCACACGTCCATTTAGATCAAGTGAAATCCATGGCTGATACGTTACAGATTTATCGCCCTTTTGATCCCAGACCGTTGACGGTGAATCCCAGATAGCGGTCGGGCTATCCCATACTGCGGATTGATTGTTGTTCATTGGCGGCAATGGCGCGGCGGACCATTCCAATTTGTTGTTTATTGAAATGCCAACACGAGGGTTGAAATTCGTGGAATTTCTGAAAACACAAGCTGCTTGCAAGAACTGTTTCTCGCCCTCATAACCAAACGAAGACGGCCAATAAGCACATTTGCATTCATATGAGGCACCCTGATCGCTCCCATCAACATCACCAAAAACAAGTTTGCCGTTTGATGTGCCAAAAATAAACTGGCCATTGAACACCGCCATAGAGCGAATATCCCACCCAATGATTTTGCACCAAGCTCCGGTTTGAAGGTTTACAACGAAGCTAATCGGCGGCTCTATGACCTCCTCAATCTGGTAACTTGCGCCCCATGGATCGCGCCCCCAAACAAACGAACCCCAAACAGAACTCCCAATTCTGGTCCTTGTGTTAGATGGAATGGCAACAATTCCGATATTGCGCTGGTCCCACTTTAAAAATGACCACGATCTATCGCCCTTGATGGCTGTTGCTTCTTTCCAATCAGGCTCAATAGCCCGCGTTATCGAGGCAACGCTAAGTGCTGCCGGGTCTTTGCGCACAGCCTCGGACAACGGCACAATCCCGTTGACCGTCATGACAAGCAAATCGCCACCGATTTTTTGGCTTGATTTTTTACCTAGGACCTTTGCCGTTTCATAAATTCCGAACAACGTCCATGATCCGCTAGGGTAGTCGCCCGTATAAACAACCGCTTCGCCTTCCTCTGATATAAATGCAATCCGGTCACTTGATCCGCTGCCGGAATCAATAGACCATGTTGCGATATACAAAAGCTTGGTGCTTTTCTTGAACACGCCCGCGAGGGAAAACAACGAAGCAGCGCCGCCGATGCTATCAACAGGTAGATACCATGCGTTTTTGCTATTGCTTTGAACCATCCAAATACGGTTTGCGTGAACAGCGGCTTGCGAAATATTAGCTGTCGAAACCCCTGTGATGGCCGGGAGATTGGTTGCCCATGTAGTCCCGTTATAAATTTTGTGTAAATCTGTGCCGTTGAAAGCGAGCATGAAATCACCGCCCGCTGTAGAGAAATTTACGTGAGAATAGTCATTGCTCGTTTGACCTGAGAAAACAGCGGCCACTATTGACGTTGGACTTACGGGCGAAGTTACATTGAAAACTGAACCATTCATTGCCGCAAAGGCAACGTCACCGTTAAGCCCTTTGTAAATCATAAGACTTTCAACTGCCAGCAAGCCAACGGAAGCCATAAGCCTTGACCCACCGCGAGCGCGCACGCCTGTTGTGGTTGGAATGAAATTCTCTAGAACCTCCGCATAGCCGGGGTTTTCTTTTGCGATTGACGCATTGGATGCCCACCCCTTGACGGGGGCTGGAATTTTCTTCTCGTAGTGCTGAGCTGTCGCATATTTTGGACGCGGCCTGTCTTCACGTGCAACGCGCATTATGACAACGCGAATGGATAGGCATACGTTGCGGCATTCGCCTCAACTGAACTGCCAAATTTAAGCTTTCTCGGACCCTTATCCCTCATGATGAGTTGCGCCTTTGTCTTTTCCGCTGTCGCCATGTCTTCGGCATACGCTTGACGTTTTTCATGACGCCACATCCACGCTATTGTTTCTTCCAAGAGCTTTTCATCAAGCCTGAATTTGTCAGGATCAAGCGTAAACTCATGCTTGAACACAAATGGTTTTTCTTGCACAACGGCATTCGATTGGTAGTAAAAATATGCTGGCGTTCCAGCGGGAAGTGCGGGCTTAACCACAATTTTCCCGCCCAACAATATCCATGAATAGGTAACGCGCCCAAACTGCCGAACCTCCATGTTAAGCCATGTTTGCAAGTCTTCAATCTGCACCATGGGTCCAACCATAATAGGCGTGACAATTGCGGCCTTGCCCGTATTGTCATCCGTGAACCTGTCAAAATCAGACGGGAAATCCCATTCCGTAGTTGTTCCGTCACCCGTCAACGTGTGCAGCTTTGTCAACACACGCCAATCATGCGCCGCGATGATGTCATCCTTTGCGCGATTGGCGAGCGTTGCAAGCTGAACATACTCTCTTTCAGTTGAAGAAAACAACGATTCGGGCCTTGCGACCCCAATGAAATTAAGATTTCTAACAACAGAAAGAACGGTCATTCAAATACCTATGCGGCTTTGTCTTTTGACGGGATTGAAAGCGTCTTTTTCTCCGGCATTTCAACCTGAGATTTGAGACGGGCCAACTCAGCCTCAAGGGCTGACATTGTAGTTTTCATTTCTGCGTTTTCTTCAATAAGGCGTGACTCAACGGCATTTCCTGCCGCCTTATCAAGATATGCTTGTGCAGTTTCGCGCAACACACGGCCATCCATGCCAAGTTTTTTCATGTTGGTATCAGATAGCGTTGCGAGTGCCTCAACAGTGTGAATGTTGATCGCCTTCAAATCAGCGCGTTTGGCGCTTTCGATTGAAGTCAGTTCATCAAGCGGCGTTCCATCAACCAGATTGACCTTGGTACGCTCGTAGGCCTCCCAATGACGCGGGAAACGTTGCTTATAACTGACATAGCCATAGCCGGGGACCATGCGGGATTTATCATCTGCAAAGGCCTGAATCACGGTCTTGTTGTCACCAGGGAAGCGAATTTCTACCATATCGACTGACTTGTGAATTGGGCGTCCGGCTTCTTTGGAAGCACCTTCTTGCTTTACATCGCTTGTGTAAAACTTAATGCGAAGGTGCTCCGTTGGTTCTTCAAATATAAGTGTGTCTGACATTGTTTTTTCCGTCT